CTCGATGTCATCCAAGCTGACATTGTCAGACTGCCTCATCACCGCCGGCTCAATGAGCTGCATACCCTTTGGCATAAACTCATCATAATCATCGCCTAGAACAGGCAAAACCGTGATGCGAGGCTCTGGGTGCAACTTTACAACATTATCTGGCAAATTGACAGCCCTGCAATCCGCCATCACCACGAACCTCCAAGATGAGACGTCCGTGACCATATTGCAGTCGTACCATCGTATGTGCCACTGCAAATGTATATGTAGTTTGTGTCCCAGCTAATCAAACCGGCCTTGTCGCCAGCTAGCCCCGCATTTGTAGGCGGCACGTCTACTTTTACGACAACCTCCGCAAACTGACCATTACGGCTTACGACCGGATATAGTCCCTCACGGTCCCACATAAGCGTGGCATCGTCAGCAGCGCTTTCGTCGCCTGTCTGCTGTACGAGTGTCGAACGCACTTGGGCAAGGTATTGCGTAAGCCTGCGCGCCCAAGTTTGCCAGTCGTTGCCTGATGGCTCTGGTACGCGATATTGCTGCGTCATCGTTTGCCGCCTTGGACGACGTCGATGCGGTTGATGCCCACACGCCAGTCAGCCAGTCGAGCGCCGGAAATCCGCATGCGTATCTGTCGGCCAGTGAACCGCATTGATACGGGGTTGGACATAGAAAACGGCCCATAGCTGCGCTCGGTCCCGTTGGGATAGAAGCGCGTCTTGAATGTTGCCGTAACGTCACCCTGTGTGCGCTCGTCTGGCAGCATCTGCGTGACCGACGCGACCGCCTCGCCCGTGCCGATAATGATGGGGCCGGTTTCCGCGAATGGCGTCAGTGAGCCGTAATCGAAGCCGACTTCATGCTCGTAAATTTTCTTGTCGTCTGCGTCTGCCCAGATTGGCAACGGAAACGCGCCGTGATCAACGCCGGATGTGCGTGCGAGGTCTCCGGTGTACCAAGTGCCCTCGACGTAGTTGTAGACAACGTAGCGGTCGTTTTCTGTCGATCCGCTGGACGGGTAGAACCAGAATATTTCGCCATACGTTGAGTTGGCCACAGCGAAGGTCTTGCTGATCTGTGCGCGGTTGATGTCGCTGAATATGTAGTCTGCAACGTCGCACTTGATTTCCTGCGCAGCGCCGCCTGAGTAGCCAAAGAAGCTGTGCGTGCCCATCCAGAACGCGCCGACGTCAACGACAGCCGCAGCTTTGGGTGCCACTAGGCCGCAGCTCGTTCCGACCCTTTCAATTCCATAAACATACGCCGGTCCAATGTAGTTGGCAGCATGTGCGTCTGTCGATGTCAGGATCAGCGTCTGGCCTCTAACATTTAGCCCCGACATAATTATGCCAGACGTGTTTAGCTGCAAGTCGCCAGCCTCATTCGTGGCAGCGGGTGCCCACAAGTTGTTGTTCTCGCGGTCGCTCCACTGAACCTTTCGCGGGTCTCCCCCAGCCCCCAAACACATGAGAAAACGCTCTTCTGTAACAATGATGGCCTTGTTGCCAGTAGGGGCATTTGTCAGAACAGCCGCCGCACCGCCGACAGTCGGGTTCCACTCGTAAACCTTGCCGTCGTCTTGTGAGCATGCGATGAGGTTTTGCCCAAAGTTGCTCATTGACCATGTTGTAGCAGGTAGAATGCGGGCTGTGTCTGGACGCGCCACGCCGTAGGCGTAATTTCCGTAGAAGTTGCCGCCGTACCCAGTGAATGCCGCAGCGTCCTCACGGCCTGCGCTGAACCCAGCGGGAGTAATGTCCACGCGGGTGCCTGCGGAGTTCCAAGTGTAAAGTTTGTTATATGTTCCGCCGACAATGTGACGGTCGCCGACATTGTCTGGCCACGCAATCATGCCCCTAATCTTAGCGTCCGCTGCGGTGTCTGAGCGCTTGCGCCAGCCGCGAAACGGGCGGATCGTGCCCTCGGTCCATCGAACCAAGTTGGCGTCGCGCCAGCGGCCCTGAGATTGAAGGTCAGTGCCGTTGCGAAAAACACCAGCAGGCAAGTCAAGGGGAATTAATGGCATATCGTCCTCAAGGTGTTAATCTGAAGGGACTATAGCACACTATGTCGAGCCAGAGCAACAAGCGCCAATTAAGCAGCGTGCGCCCGATCAATCCCGTCAATCTCTGAGAATATTGCGTGGGTCATATTCTCGCAAGCCGCCTTCACCCAATCAGGCAGCACGACCTCGTTAACCTGCTTGGCAATATCGGGCCTTATATCGTGCATGCCAACCATGTTGTTTTGCTCGTCATCTTCAAAAACGGTCTGTTCTACTTGATGCACGTTGTGAGCATATGGCTCTTTTCCAATGTGTTTGTAAATCCGCGCCAGTGTTTCGTCTGTTCTGCTGACTACATCGTCGTAAGAAACAAACAAAAGGCTGGGGTCTTTATATTTTGCAGCAGAATATGTTGCATGTATTTCTCTTGCAAATTCTCCACGCTCATTAAGAAATGCCTCGTAAGAGAAATCCAAGTTGTTTTTAGCTGATACCTTTGCAAATGATGCAGCAATTTCTTCTACTGGCCTGACCATCACGATAGTTTTTACATCCTTAGATATGTAATCACGAGCCATGCAAATGTTCGCCTCATGCACCCATGTGCGGGTTTTGTCTAAGATTATTTTGCCTTCAGTGTTGGGATAGTAAATGTTTGGGATGCTTTTCAGCAAAGCATTTTTAAATGTGGTGTCCTTACCAACTCCCGTCAATTGCTGCACTGCGTTATGCTCGCAAGAAATCTTTGCGTCCCACATAACTGTGCAAAGCCCAGAGTTGCCCTCCGAATGAACATCAGGGTTCTGCGCCAGCAAGTTTTGTAGCAGGGTTGATCCCGTTCTGGGCAACCCTGCTAATAAAACTATTTCTTTCTTATGCTGATCCAAGACTATACATTCGGGTCTGTTGGGTCTGTTGGGTCAATAGGCCAATCGCTATGAGAAAGGTCTGGCCAGTTAGCGTGAGTTGGCAAATCACGTAGAGATTGACGATAAGCTGTTTGCTCTGCTGTCATTGCGCGATCTGACACGGCCCACCAGTCTGTATCTGCAAGTTTTTTATCGCGTACACCTCTAGTCTCGCCTTCAGTTATCGCTGATTGGGCGGGTGCAGCCTCCTGAAAGTCGGGCCAATTTGCAATGTCCTCGCTGTCTTCAAATACAGCCTGCGATCCCGTGATGATGTTGTACCATGTCTTAGACATTATCAAATTCCTATTAGCTGCCTATGTTATGTAGTAAATGCGAACAGACCCAGCGGCTCCGTTGCCACCTGACCCATTAGGAGAAAATCTGTAACAGCTTCCTCCAGCGCCGCCGGGGGCAGTCCCACCTTGCCCTTGGCCCCTGTTATTACCAACGCCATATCCACCTGCGCCAGCATAAGTAGAAGTCCCGCCAGTGCTTGTGACTGTCGCATAAATGCTACCGCCGCCGCCGCCGCCTGCAAATTTAGAACCGAACCCGTCGATGTGCGCGGTTGCGGCAACGGGGCCATCGTAAATACTAGGCTCAAACAATGCGACAAGCGGACGATCATTGGCAAGTGGGTTGCCATAAAAGGGTAGCTGCAAGACTGGATTGTTGGCTTCTGAGGTGGCGTCAACCCGATATCGCTCTCCACCTTGAGCGGTAATTGTAGTGCCGCTGACTGTAACGGTTGTATTGCCGCCATAGGTTGATACGTTTGTTTCCACGTCGGTGTTACTGCCAGTGCCACCAGCCCCGATTACAATACTAGCCGAAGAAGGCATGGAACCAATAGTACCCGCAAAGATTGATGCCTTGCCGCCTTTTCTTCTGCCACCTGACAACTTAATACCTCCAGCGCCGCCGCCCACTAGATACATCACGACAAAGGTACTGTCCGAGTAACTAGAAGGCTTCGTCCACGTTCCTGACGAAGTGAATGTAGCATCTGGTGTAGATGAAGGGTCCCAAGAGGTTAAAAATGAATTTCCTCCAGCGGGGACGGCAACAGATGTTAATCCTGTAACGTGTCCATAAGTGTCAAGCGTTACGTCTTGAATGAAGATTGAACCGCTGTTGTTTACGCTGCCCTGAGATGACGTGTCTGAGTGACTGAGTGTAACCGTGCCAGAGGTGCCGCCGCCACTAATCCCAGAACCAGCAGTGACGCCCGTGATGTCGCCTACGCCCTTTGCGTTTAGCTGCGTCTGGATGTTGCTAGTCACGCCGTCTATGTAGTTTATCTCGGCTGTGGATGCAGTCACACCATCCATCTTGTTTAACTCGGTTGTGGATGCAGTCAAGCCATCCATCTTGTTCAACTCGGCTGCGTCCGCTGTCACAGCGGTGCCGCCGATCTTTAGCGCTGACAGGTTTGGCGCAATCGCCGTCGTCCCGTCAAACAGGTTGTCGATGGTGTCAAGATTGGTGTTGGACTTAGTCCCCCATGTGTCCTCGCTTGCGCCTACCTCCGGCTTTACTAAACCATAGGTTGTAGTTGTTGTATCAGCCATTATGCTGCCCTCTCTAAGTGATCAGCTTGAACCCAAGTTGTCGTAGGCTCGGCTGCTGTAATCCATTTATATCGTGCGTTAATGCTTAA